AATGCCACGATTATTACCTGGAACTTGAGGCATCATATTAGTTAATAAGAATGATTCACTCATCACCTTTGCATCATATGTGAAGTTAGCTACAGGTGCACATAAGGCTCGGGTGGAGGTTATAAATAGCGGAGGAGCTTCCAACATTAATTTATTACAACAAGGTAGTACTCCACAATCATATATTTTACAGCAATCGTGTGCTACTATTGGTGGTTGTAATGTGACTGTGGTTCAACAATAAGGATGATATGAAAAGATTATTAGGATTATTATTTGTATTAGTTTCAGCAAGTGCTATTGCAAATCCAATTGATACATCATGCCCACAGCATGTAATTTGGGGTGCACCTCAAGCAAGAGAAGAAACAAATAATCAATACTTGTGTAGGACAGGATATGCTGTCAACTATAACTACAATACTAAAGTTGCAACCTATGTTGCAGAAACACTAAAACCAGAATTATTAGTTAAGAACGCAGCACGTAACGATGACTTTAGAGAAGATCAAGAAGTTCCTGTACAATACAGAGTTACATTAAAAGAATATGTTGGAAGTGGCATGGACCGTGGTCATATGGCACCAGCAGCTAACTTCACATATGATGCAAAGGTGATGAGTGAATCATTCTTATTAACTAATATGATGCCTCAAGTTCCAGGTAATAATCGTGGCATTTGGAAATACTTAGAAGAATACACACGTTATTGGGCTAACTTACATGGTCAACTATACATCATCACGGGTACAATACATGATCCGAAGGGTAAGAAGATTGGCAACAATGTGAGTGTTCCATCATACATTTATAAAATCGTTATAGATCATAAAAAGTCAAGAGCTATTGCTTTCCTATTTCCAAATGAAAAACTAGATCCTAAAAGTTAATTAAAAGTTGATGCGACCCAATATCATAAGTTGGTTAGCAGCAACATCATTCTGTTCTTGTCTAGTTACCTTAGCAACTATAGAAGAGTTATTTGTTGTGGCATAGATTGCACTTGCTGTATACGTATTTAGCTGAGCTGTATTTCTACCAACTTCAGCAACAGTAGTCCATTTATTTGTCAGTTCTTTCTCATATCTAATACCAGCTTCTGCAGTAGATTTAGTAGAGTTTAGTTTATCATAGCTGACTGATGATACTTCTGAACCTGTATCAATAGCAGAATCTCTTTGATTGTTCTCTACACGACCACCGATGAATGGACGGAAACCCTTAAATTCTGGCGTGTAAGCTCTAGCTGCTGCCCATTTATCATTACCATTTGCAGAAGAGTTATTATTTAGACCTAACTCAACTAAATTATGGTTTGTGTTGTATTTATTAGATGCATAACCAAGGTCTCCCTTGATGATGAAATCTTTTACGCTAGTAATACCGTAAATGCCAAATGCATCCTTGGTTAAATTACCACCGCCTTGAGAACCATCTAATGTTGAGTCAACACGATTATACTGTACACCAAGCATAGTATTTGAGTTGATCTTCTTCTCAAAACCTAGGCCATAGGTGTTTGCATTGTATTTATATCCATCCACCGTGTTTGATTTCTGACCATTGGCATTGATATAAAAGTTAAAGTCGCGATCATCGCCTGTTCTTTGAACGATATTGCCATCAGAAAACTTAACTCTGCTTAATGGATCGCTATCTAAACTAGCATTCAATCTACGATTCATACTTGCTAATTGGTCATATTGATCAATACGTGTAGTATAGTTTTGTTGTGTATCAACTTGCACAACTTCAAGACCTTGTGCATCAACAGAAGAAACGCTATCAGTAGTAGTACTAGAACTAGTTGGTGTACCATTCTCTGTTGTTGTAGTACCATCACTCCAAGTTTTAGTTGTAACAGGAGTCGTTACAGTTGTTGTTGTAACTGGTGTTGTAGTCGTAGTAGTCAATGTGAATGGTGTAGTTCCCGTAGTTTGAGTGTTTTGAACCACATTCAATACTTTAGGAGTTTGTGCACCCTTTGAATTTGATAATGCAACAGATACTGCTGTAGCACCATAAGCTATACTTGTAGAAACTGTCGCTGTGCCATTGCTTGATGACGAAGATACAGAATCAGCAGTAGATTGACTAACAACTGTAGGTGATGATGAAGCTGGAGAACTCGGCATAGTAGGATCATTAGGAGCCACAGCGCCGAATGTCGTACCATTCTGTGTAACTGAACCTAAGCCATCGTTAACGTTTAAAACTGGTGATAATGCTGTATCACCTTGGTTGAATACTGCAAAACCAAGATTGTATGTACCAGCAGTTAAGATGTTGTAGTTAACAACTTGCCAACCTGTAGATCCATAAGAACCAGTTGAATAGTTACCTGTACCTGGATTCGTTGCGCCTAATAGTAAGTATTCTTTAGATAGACCGTTAATCTTACCAAGATCTGATGCATTAGTTGTATTCACCAATGTCGTGATAGAACCATCATTGAATGGAACATAGTCAGTTGATGTGTATGTCCAGTACATACTGAACTGCGCCGGTGAAGTGAACGTAAAGTTTTTATTTACCCATGCAGCGTTAGTAATAGTGCCACCACCAGATGGGTTTTGTGCTGCGATCTCAGCTGATAATGCTGATACACTAGATGAGCTCATGCCTAATGCAGAAGCCATGTTAGCATAGGTATTTGCTGTTGATTGTGGTGCTAAACTATACATCGTACTACCTGTGTATGGGCTAATTGCCCATGCATTTGGTCCAGCTTGGAATGTTTGTGCGCCTGTTAGTGTTTGACCAGATACTGAAGTCCAATCTCCAGTGCCTAAACTAAAATCGGTTGGATCAGCGAATGCTGATGCAGAAGCTACCATCATGGCAGCCGATAAACTCTTGAATTTCATTCTTATTTCCCTACTTGTTTAATGTAGATGTTGTTAGTTGTAGAATCCTGGTTCTGTAGTTGAACCGTTGTTCCGTCTTGTATTAAAGTTATGTTGTATCCACGATCCTTAGCAATTAAGAGCGTTGATTTATGTGTAACGTTCCTTTGTACTTGCCAATATGTGTTCTTATCAAAGATTGATACTTGTGTTGAAGAGTTGTAACCGACTTGGAAGTTAGCTAACAGTTGGTTATCCAACGCATTAGTTAAGTAATCCACGTCTAACTCATTAACACTTAATTCATCATAACCTGCCCAAACATCCTTATAAACTTTCACGTCCAATAAACTAATATCCAATCCACCAAATTCTAATGCAGATCCAGATCGGTTAATACCTTCTTGGATCCTCTGTAATATTTCCTTGGGAGGTTTAACGATCAGCATGTTATCGATTGCTGATTCACTTAACGAAAGCAAAACGGGCTTCATTGGCTTTATTTCAGATGAAGTGGTCAGTGTTGCTTGAAACGCTTGGTTCAATACAACAACTCCCATTGCCGTTGCTACCTCAATTGACCCGACGGTGCCATCTCCGTTAGGTAATAATATAATTAAAGACTGTCCTATCTCATCCACTGTCATTGTGAAAGCAGTACCACGAACAGCCACTGTTGCCGTCGGTGTATTGATAGCAACATTCTTATTATTTGCATGAGCGATATTTCCCGATGCATAGCGCACCGTACCCATGGTCACTTTAAGCGCAAGTTTCCCAGCGCCTTTGTTTTTAGGATCATATACGAAATCATCTATGAGTAACTTTGAGTTTTCAGTAACACGCACTTTGGTGTTATCTTCAAAGCTTATACCAACGACGCCGTCGCCGGTTTGTACAAGATCATTGCTATTAACAGATGTAGAGGTTTTGACATCTATCGCTTGCTTGTCGCGAGTGATAGATGCCTTTCCCTTTAATTCTTGTACTGCACCAATACCTGCCCAACTATTGTTGGCTGACTGAAGTAGTAGTACCGCTGCCAGTAATATTAATGATCGCTGAATTTGCATTTACTCCGCCTTGTGTTATGCCAACAGTATTTGAACCACCAATCACATTAAGATTGATAGAATGGCCACTTCCACCAGATTGAGTAGTATTAACAACATTACTATTACCACCACTGATAGCGATAGCAGTAGTTGCATTATTGCTGTTAATAGTGCTTGTTACAGCATTATTACTACTACTAGAACCGTTAATACCGGTTGTGCCGATATTTAACAAGTAGTTGTAATTGTTAGCGCTAGCTGTTGTACCAATATTCAATGTGGTGGCATTATTGTTACCAATGATAATTTTACTAAGTGTGCCACCGTTTGAACCACTGTTACCAAAATTTAAGACTGAAGTATTGAAATCACCTGTTTGATTGATATTAGCAGTTGAGTCTCCACCGATAAAATTACCAGTGATGCTGTTACCCATACCGTCTTGAGTGGCGGTAAAGTCCATAGCATTGCCATCGATAGTAAATTGCGGGATCGTTAAACTATTTGGATCACCGAGTTTATTATCTTGTCCAGTTTGTGTTATCGTTACATTCGAATTATCTGCATTCGTTTGATCGATATAAACTGAGTTTCCGTCTGCCAAGGCTGCGGTACTGCTGAGCGCAACCACCAAAGCGGTGAGTAATTTACTCGAGAACCCACCAGTCCCTGTCATACTTTTAAACATTTTGCTTTTTAAACTAATCATTGATTAGTTTTTCTCCTTTGTTGGTTTAAACTTCCAAAGTCCTTTTTTCTCTCCATCAAATATTAACTCTTCGACAGCTTTCTCAACAGCGGACTTCACTACATAAATACCGACTTCTGTTGAGCTCATGCCCGTTTCTTGTTCAAAAGATCTTGTCCCTTGGTCAAAAAACTTGAATGTTGCAACACCTGCTTGATAACTTAATAATGTCTTGCGAACATTAGTTGTCACTAATACTTCACCTGTTTGAGTGCTGATAGCTCTCAATGATATCGTTACTACGTCTTCATTGTAACTAGTAGATGGTCCAATTCCTAACCATCTCCACCCAAAACCACCAGTACGAATGTTTGAATCATATGATATGATAGCACCTTCGATAATCATCCCAGCAAATATCACTGGTCTTAATGCAGTTGTATCTTTAGCTTCATCTCTAGCACTACGAATCAACTGGCGTTCTTTTAATAGGTTGTCGAGACCAACTCGTTCGACAACTCTAAACCAGCTTCCTTGTCCAACATCTTGTAATGCTTTGATAAGGATAGGTTCACCACCTTGTGTAACAGCTGTACTAAATGATGCTACACCCGTTTGTGTTTTTCTCTGTCCTGTTAAATCTTTAAATGAATACACAGCAACTATAAGCTTACCACCTTCAGGCGCTGGTACTTCTTTCTTCACCTCTATCGGTGGTAATACTTCCGCTTCATTAGTATTAAACTTGAACGGAGTAATTGGTCCAGTGATAGCACATCCGTTTAGCAACACGACGGCTAAGACTAACAATATCTTTTTCATATTAGAACTTCAGTTGACCAATAGGAATTTGTACTTGTGTCAAACTTCCATCAGTTGCAGTTACAGTTAGCGATATCATGTCTACGCTTTTAGTATATTGGATTGTGTTACCTTCAATGGTAACTGTTCCGCTGTTCTGTGGATTTTCTCCGAACAGGTTGTTCACAAGCTGAGTTGAAAGTTGAGCGTAAACTCGACTCTCAAAGTTGTTAAGGAATTTTTGTAGGTTTGTGTTTTTTGCCGCCGCTGCAGCATCTTTAGCGTCTTGTAAACGCTTTGTTTCTATCGCTGTTCTGCGACTAGTCTCTGTGTTCTCAAGTGTTTGAACGTGAGAAGAGTATCCAATTCCATTGAAGGATGGAGATTTAAATTGAAAAACTTGTTCTGCATGTACTGTACTAGCCAGGCAGATTAGACTTAGTAGACTTTTCTTTAGCATTCTTTTCTTTTTCATCACGTAGTGAAAGCACTACGTTGACCTTTTGATTGAGTCTAATCAAGTCATTGTCTAACATACGGATGCGGTCGATCAAATCAACTAAAACTTTACTTGCCTCACCCGTTACTGGTTTAATTTCTTCTGTTACCCATTTCCACACATAGTACACGAAATAACCTAAGCCACCTGCTGCTACGATAGGGAATCCATACTTATTAACTAATTCTACGATATCCATTTAATCCCAATGTCCTTTCCCTCTAGCTACAGTTATTGGAGGTTTTTTCTGTGGTTGTTTTTTATTAGGCCTTTTCATATTGTCCTTTACACACTCTATCTCGTAGAGTGCATAAAGGGCTACAGCTACAGCTATAAGAGCTATTATGTAAGTAGCAAATATGAAATGATCCATGTTAGAGGACTAACCAACCTACTACAAGTCCAACAACAAGAGCAACTAATACGTCTTTATTTTTTAATTTTTCGACTACTGTTGCTACTAAAGCTTTTACTTGATCCATTTTATTTCCTTATATTAACTAAAAATAGTCACCACTCTATTGAGTGACGTAAAACATGATTAATCCCGTCTGGCATCAGATTGCTCTGCTCGAGCAATGCGATCCAAATCTGGTGGTATGCCGAGCGCGTGTGAAACCTTAGTGTCAATACGTATGACATCATGGTTCATGGCTGCGACTCGTTTATCAAGAGCAGTAATTATCCCCATCATACTTTTTACAGATGATGTAACGCCTGCTAAGATAAACTTTAATGTAAGAAAGACAAAATACCCAGCTGCTATTGCGGCAGCTATAGGGAAACCCAATTCAGCTACTAATTTGAAGTATTCCATAGTGATCCGTTTTATAGTTGTGTTGTTATAGGATCTGGTGTTATTTATAAATAAAAGCATATGAAAGCGCACATATTGGGCAATGGTCCATCAATTAATCTATATCAACCTCAAGAAGGATACATCATAGGCTGTAATTTTCAGCAGCATCCTGTAGATGTTTCAGTTATATTAGATGTTAGACCGTTTCACATATATCTTGGTAATAGACAGGTTTTTCAGGGTAAACCAATCATCACTTCAGTATATGCGATGAATGGTATAAAGCATAAGGACGTAGAACACGAGTTCGAAATACTTTGGAAAGTACCATACCTTGAAAAGTATACAAGCGCAGGTCATATCGCCACTCAATGGGCTTTGGATAATGGATATGATGAAATACACCTATGGGGATGTGATTCAATTTGGGCAGATACACAAGAAACTATGACAGATGCTATCATAACTAGAGATCGCCAACAACACGACTTATACATACATTGGCGAGAGAAGTGGCAAGCATATAAGATATACAACATAACAGTGCATAATACGATAGAAGGCACACAATTAAAGGATTTACTATGAGCGCAACACCATCAAAGAATCAGATACAAGAAATTGATTTCGACTTTGGATTTACAGCAGTCGACGAAGAAGAACTCGAGGCAGTACAGACAGTCACAGCACAAGTAGAAGCAACGTCTTCTGAAGCTGAAGCACTACGCATGAAACTAAACTCATTACGTGCAACGATAGAACCACTTCTTAAGAACTTAGAACAAAATCCTGAGAAGGCATACATTCACTGGCCAGATCGTACAGTAAAAGTTAAGCAATTTAGAGCAAAATTAGACAGTATTCATAAAATTTAGGGGGCCAGGGGCCTGTCTCCCAAGTCCAATCCCGTCCGTGTAAGCCAATGATTTCATTGGCTTTTTTTATGCGTTTCACCAGGTAAAAATAGCGAATTATTTTTAGGGGGGCCTATGTACAAATGCAGGAAACTGCGGTATAATGGTTACATCAAATGACAAAAGGACAATATATTATGAAATATACGTTAGACGAAGGTGTGACAAAAGCAGTCGAAGTTATGCAGCAGTCATACATCAACTTGTATAAAGAACGTGATTACGACAATCATAGTCGTAAAGAATTTGCTCGTGAACAAGTAGCGAAGTTTATTGACACCACACGAGTTGAAAAAGGTCGCAACTATATCAAAGTTGCTGCTGATGGTAGTGTCAAGTTCTTCGTAGTTGCTAAACCAACAAAAGGTTTCAAAGTTGGTGATATTCTTAAAGCAGCAAGTTGGAGAGCACCAGCAACAAACTTTGCACGTGGTAACGTATGTGAAGGTGAATTTAATTTGACATGGACTGGAGTGATTTACTAATGATCAGATTTATCTTAGGTTTATTTTTGGTATTTGGTGCTGTAGGTGGCATGGAACATGGTGATCCAGCGGACATATGGTATCAGATCGCCTTCGCAATTATCGGCTTGTTGCTGATGATGTGGGCCTCGTTATCCCTGAGCGAGAAAAAATATTTTTAGGGGGCCCTATGTACAAAGCAAGAAAAATAGGGTATAATGGTATATGTCAACGTACAGAATTCTCTGCAGTTGGCAACGGGTTTAAATTTAACATTGATATGGAGTAATTTATTATGGGTCGTAAAGCACGCGTCTATGACGCAGCATTTGTAAAAAAGTTCGAGGATAAATTCTATTCAGAATTCCCTCAAGTAAAGTCTGGTTCCACATTCTTGTGGAAAGACGCAGTAAAAGTCATGCGTCAACTTGGTCTAAATCCTCGTAATGGCAATGACTATCCTTTCTACTTCTTCACTAACAAAGTGTCGAAAGGCGTATATAAAATGCCTACGAAAGGTGCATTGATCAAAGGTACACCTGAAGCGACTGCAGCAAGCATCGTTAAGTCAAAGCAACCTAAGATCAAATCAACTAAAGCATCTGTCGGTCGTGTAAATACTACACCGACGAAAGCACCAAAAGCAGTCGTAACGAAAGTTGCTAAGTCTGCTAAGGAAGATAGCGATATCGGTACAGGTGCATTCGATGACTCAGTGTCATACGAAGATGTACATTCGTTGCGCAGCGAGTTCGGTCTCGGATCAATGCGTAACACATTAGACTAATCTAAGTCTAATCCTAACTTCTAACCACCACACTCGGGAGAGTCTGGCTAAATAGGTTGCCGCATAGAGTAAGCGGCTTTTACCCTTTGGAGATTTCTATGACAGTCTTCGTCGACTATTTTTTCACGTTGTTGCCCGATGGATCCATTCAAATGGACAAAGAATTGAGGGCTTCGAGTCTTCAACTTAAAGAAGGTGACAAGTTTACTGTTACTATCAACGATAACGGTACAATCTATTTTAGGAAAGAACATGACACAGTACACACGCGAACAGATTAAACAATTAGCACAAAATCAAATCATCACGGTCGTCTTTACAAAGAAAGATGGCACAGAGCGTACGATGAATTGTACACTTAACGAATCAAGTATCCCAACAGAACATCGACCAAAAAATTCTAGTACGACTGCACGAAATGATAACACGCTTGCAGTATTCGACACAGATAAACAAGGTTGGAGATCATTCACAATCGCTGACGTTAAGCATGTACAATAGTATCTCGTTGATGTATAATAATAATTATTAATGTGAGAGGATTTCTATGGCCACTGTCAAGATTAACGGTAAGACCTTTAAACCACCTAAGAAACGTGTAACTAATGCATTGTCATTGGATGAGAAGTATACTGGTCCCGAACCATCGTTTACTGGTGTGGTATTCAAAGATGACTCTGACCGTGTCGTGCAGATGGCTAAAGCCTTTCACTTTTATAATTATTTTAATTGGGCAACACACTTTAAAAAGGACGTAATCAAATATGCTAAAGACGACTTACACTTCGATAAAGAGTCACTTGACTTACTACGTGTATCGCCTGATTGGGCTTGTACAAACACACTTGGAAGTCTTTTGCGGATGCGTAGCCGTGGCCTTGATCTTCGTGATGATGAATATGTCAAGATAAGAAGATACATCGATGACATGCTTCGACTTGGCAAAGTGAAGGTCGAAGATGATCTCAAAGAAGAAGTAAAGGCTGCTAAAGCACCAGTCATCAGCATACAAGATCGCATCAAAAACAAAGTCAATGAGACCGTATTAGGCGATCTCGAGGATATGCTTGATGAGTGGATCAGAGGTAAATCACCGTCAATTGACGTATATGAAGCTATGAAAGCAGCTATTTTACCTGCCCAAAGCGCAAAGTTTGTCATATCGTGGGCGGAAAAGCATCGGGACGAGATGCAGGGGAGTATAGATAAGATAGATCCTCAGTTAGTGGAGGGTTATTCTCATCTGACGCCAAAACGTAAGAAAGAATTTATAACATGGTTCGAGGGTATAATTGCAGACGCTCAGCGCTTTGGGACTAACACCAAAACGGTTCGCAAAACCCGTACAAAAAAACCCGTATCGGTCGAGAAACAAATCTCGAAACTCAAATACTTAAAGGAGTCGCCCGAGCATAAACTAGTTTCGATCAATCCGTCTCTGATAATTGGTGCTACAGAGTTATGGACTTACAATGTTAAGTACAAAACACTTACACGATTTATCGCTGAGTCAGGTCTTGGGTTTGAAATCAAGGGCACTTCCCTTACTAAGTTCAACACTACAGAATCCCAATCTCGCACACTGCGAAAACCTGAAGAAATGTTATCAGAGGTGCTGTCGTCTTCAAAAACGAAAGCAGCCAAATCTTTTGCTTCGCTCACAACGAAACCTAAAGAACCGAATGGACGGATCAACGAAGATACGATAATCTTAAAGGTAAATAAATGACAGATATATTAGTCGCGATCACAACGTGGCTATCGGCAACAATTAACCCGATACCACTAAATGAGCAAGATGTATATTGTTTAACAAGAAATGCATATTATGAAGCGAAAGGCGATTCGCAGATGTCTCAGATCGCCGTAACACACGTAGTACTAAATCGCTTGAAAGATCCTAAGTTCCCAAAAGATACGTGTGAGATCGTGTATCAAAAGAATAAGAATCAAGAGACACATAAGACCACATGCCAATTCTCATGGACATGTGATAAGAAATTGATGGGTACAATACCCAACTATGAAGCAGCAGGATGGCAAGAATCATTGACATCTGTGAAGAAGGCACTGACGATGTACTATCAAAACAAGGTAGACGTCACACAGGGCGCAACGTTTTATCATGCGCATTACGTTAACCCAGGTTGGCACTCGTTAGAGAAGATAACCTCTATCGGTAGCCACATATATTATAAAGTGAATGAAAAATGTCAGAGCAACCCGAAGGCATGTACACCAAAAAATCGTTTAGCGAGCTTATAGAACGATTGGTGGTTGAGAAGAGATCTAGTTACCTCGATACGATCTTAGATCTATGTAAAGAGAGACAGATCGATCCAGAAGACATTGCAAAATTATTGAGTAATCCTATCAAGGCAAAGCTTGAAGCCGAGGGGATGAATCTTGGTTATTTAAAGAAGAAGAATGAGCTTACGTTCGAGTGATCCATACGACGCCTATAAGATTTACGTAGCATGCAAGCTACACTTCGAGTCGAAGACGTATGACTATTTTAAATATAATGGCAAGACGAGCGTCACGCCAAAATCATTCTTCGCGCGACGTGATAAACACTTCTTCGCTAAGTTAGTACGAAAATACCCGCTTAGCGAACTGAAGTTTTTTTATGGTTGTAATTTCGCCCATCACGGTACAAAGTGGATAGGCAACTTAAATGAAGAGGGTTCAGATGAGACTTATAGAGCATATAAAGGTCTCATGGAATCCTTCACATATCGGTTTAAAACTGATATAGATAAGATTATATCGAACAATGACTTTAAGAGTCTGTTTGTGGTAGACAATGGACAACATCCATTACTCGTCAAGATATTACTTCAAGGCGAGATACCACTCGAGACTTTCACTGTCCTTAATCGATATATCGGGTTTATGCCTAAGTTCGACAAAGAGATATCAGATCCAATCATGTGGCCTGACCTCTCATTGAAGATACGTAAGTACAACCCGTTTATTACGGTGAATAACGAAGCTATCAAGGATGCACTCAAAGACTGTTTACAAGAGAGTGCAAATGTGGTATAATAGTTATTCCATACAATGTTAAACACTGCTATATAAAGGAACATAAATTATGTCATTAGCAAACCTCAAAGCGTCTCGTGCAAGCGAGATCAACAAACTAGTTGCAGCCGCAGAAAAAGTCGGCGGTGGTCAGCAACAACAATCCTACGAAGACAATCGCATGTGGAAACCGGAAGTCGACAAAGCTGGTAACGGCTTCGCTGTCATTCGTTTCTTACCTGCACCACAAGGTGATGATTATCCTTGGGCCCGATATTGGGACCATGGCTTTCAAGGTCCTGGTGGTTGGTACATCGAGAAGTCTCTCACATCAATCGGCGGTCAAGATCCAGTATCTGAATTGAATTCTAAACTTTGGAATTCAGGTTTGGAATCTGATAAGGACATCGCACGCAAACAGAAGCGTCGTCTTCACTACGTTTCAAATGTGTTGGTCGTATCAGATCCTGCACACCCTGAAAACGAAGGCAAGGTATTCCTCTACCAATATGGTAAGAAGATCTATGACAAGATGATGGACGTCATGCAACCTCAATTCCAAGATGAATCTCCTGTGAATCCATTCGATCTATGGGAAGGTGCTAACTTTAAGTTGAAGATCCGCAACGTAGAAGGTTATCGTAACTACGATAAGTCTGAGTTTGATAAACCCACACCAGTGGCAAACGGAGATGAAGGTGAACTCGAATCAATCTACAACAAGTGTTACTCACTCAAAGAGTTTACAGATCCTAAGACATACAAATCCTATGATGAATGCAAAGCAAAGCTAGAACGAGTCCTCGGTGGATGCGCACCACGCACTA